TTAAATCAGCTCGTGAGGCATAGTATTGATTTGATACTTGATAGTCCAGGTTTCGCGGTTAGAGCTAAGCAAAAAGATGCTCCTCGACCGCTCGGCGCTTATGCATCTGTAGACTTTTTAACTGATTTGGGTGTAGGTTGGGAAGAGTCAAACTATACTAATAGGACAGAAGACCCCGACTTAGATCAGTCAATTGAAGGCTTTAGAGAGTATACGGTATCGATTAATGTGTTTAGAGACTCCGCACGAGACAACGCGAGACGAATACGAACGGGTTTAGTTAGAGATACAATCATAGATCTATTTTATAGCGCGGGGGTCGGTCTTGGTGTGCGCTCTAATGTTCGGGAACTTTCCGAGACTTTAAACGGGACGTGGGAAGAGCGAGCGCAGTTAGACGTCACGCTACACGTGATTGGGACAGATGAATCAATAACTCGATCCGTAGAGGCTTTAACTATTACCGGAGATTATCAAGTTGGCAGTCAAAGTACAGAAATTACAATTGAGGTTAATTAATTATGTCTAATATCCCAGTATCTTCGGTTGTTAATGTAGATATCGCCGTAGGCGCTACATTCCCGCCTAGGTTTGGTTTTGGTGTTGCGTGCTTAGTGACTAAAGAAGCCGGAAACATCGGTAGAGCCGAAAGGATTAGAGAGTATCTAAACATTGATGGAGTCACCGAAGACTGGCCTGGAGATTCCGAAGTTGTAGCCGCAGCTACGGCTTATTACTCCCAGCAGCCTAAGCCTTTAGTCTTTAAAGTCGCAATGCGCTACGAAGATGATCAGCCAGCAGAGCTTCGCGGGGGATCTGTCGCAGATACACCTGAGAATTTAGCCTTATTTACTGCTATCACAGATGGGTCTTTCGCGATAACTATCGACGGCGCCGCTCAAGATATTACGGCTTTAGATTTTTCATCAGAGACAACAATGACGGGTGTAGCTACAGTTATTGAGACAGCGCTACAAGCGGTGGCTACTGGGGGATATACTTTAGCGACTTGCACCTATAAAGATAACAGGTTCAGGATTGATCCCGGTGTGGCCGGTTCCGCATCAACTATATCATTCTTAACGCCTGTGGATCCCGCAGCAGGGACAGACATATCTAGCTTGCTACAGATGCAGCAAGGCGAAGGGACTACAATTCAGGGTATTGACGGTGAGACTATTACCGAATCTCTAGACGCGATAGAGAATGTTAACTCGGCCTGGTACGGCTTTGGGTTCACTAAAGAAGTTAGAGACGGCGTACAAGTTAACGCAGAGGATGCAGTGCAAGCCGCCGCAGCTTGGGCGCAAGCTCGCGTTAAAGTCTTTGCTACGACTTCGAACGACTTAGATTCTTATGACAGCGTATCGACCACTGACATTGGCTACATACTATCGAATGCGGGATATGACAGAACTATCACGACATTCTGTTCTAAGCCAGACTTATACCCTGAATTTTCGGTGCTCGGCAGAGCCTTTACAGTTAACTTTAGCCAGCCCGATAGCACTATCACGCTTAAATTTAAACAGCTTCCTGGCATTACGCCTGAAGATCTTACCCAGAATCAAAAAGCAGTACTCGATACCAAACGCATTAATGCGTATATCGTAGTCGGAAGCTCGCCCATGTATGCTGAGTCGTATATGGCTTCTGCGGGGCAAAACAGATTCTTCGATGAAGTCCACGGCATCGACTGGTTAACTAATGCGATCCAGACTAATGTATTCGGGTACACGCTAACCCGAACTACTAAAGTCCCTTATACCGATAAAGGTGTAGCTGCTGAAGAGCAACAAGTTATTAAAGCGCTAGACGAAGCTGTATTTAACGGCTTTATCGCCCCAGGGACGACTATAGAAGGTGAGTTTTTGCCTCTAGGATACAAGACAGTCACAGTGCCAGTTGCGCTAGTTAATCAAAGTGACAAAGAAGCTAGGCAGTATAATGGCTTGAGCTTTACTGTCATTGGAGCCGGAGCGCTGCACGGTCTACAGATCAACGGCACGTTCGTAAGATAGGAAAAATAAGTATGAAAAACTATAGTTTTTTAAACACCGTTCTACTAGTCAACGGCGTTGAAATCACGGGGTGGGCAGAGGGTGATGATATTATCACGTTTACCCGTCGTAATGATTCTATGACTGACGTTGTAGGGGCTTCGGGTGAAATGGCAGTCTCTAATATGGGGGATCGATCCGGGGAGCTTGTCTTTAGGCTGCTCCAGACCTCAACATCGAATACTTATATCGGCGGTCTCTTAGCTGCGCAGGAAAATGGCGTATTTGTCCCAACTTTTGTGCTCTTAAAAGACACACTCGGCGGGGAATTCGTTTCAGGGTCACAAGGCTATATCAAAAAGCCTGCGGATTTTACTTTAGGGGCAGGGATTAACACCCGTGAGTGGACTATCGTATTAGAGCGTGGGGATGTTACTTATACGCAGCTATAAGAATAGCGAACGCTCTAGAGTGTGCATCCGTGTATGGTTCCCGGCTATGCACTGCATGCTCTAGAGCACCTAAAAATCCGGGAACCGGGAGAATAAAAGTATGTCTTGTAAGATCGAAACAAAGAACATAAAAGGGCATGATTATACGGTTACGCAGTGGCCAGCTGAAAAAGCCTTATTGCTAAAATTTAAGCTCATGAAGTATCTAGGAGCTAGCATATCGACATTGATAAGCTTAGATCAAGACGGCCAAGGGCTTGATTCTGAGGTGTTAGCTTCAACGTTTCATGAGCTTTTCAAGTCCTGTAGCCCTCAAGAACTCGTAGATTTTCTAAAAGAGATCGTGATGGGTTGTTCGAGAGATGGGGTTAGATTAGACTCGACTAGCTTCACAACGCACTTTTCGGGAGAATCTTTGTTTGACATTTACCCAGTGGCGTTGTTTATATTAAGCGTGAATTACTCGTCTTTAGTCAGCGGTCTTCGGGAGTCGGGACTAGTACAAAAGTTTCAAAAGACTCCGAACTTGACAGCAGAAGGTACCCAAACATCATAGGATACCTGCATAGACCGTTGCTTGTAGATCCCCCTATGTGCACTTTAAGAGAGTTACAAGACGGTACATACTCAATTGAAGACCTAGCGATGCTTAATGAGCTGCTAGACTTTAAACAAGATATGATTAAGCGACAGGGCGAGAATGGCCGTAATCGATGAATTACTAGTCGGACTTGGGTTTGAGTACGACAGTAAAGAGTTAGATAAGTTTAAAAATGACGTTGATAAAACAGTAACGTCTATTAAACAGTTTGCGACTGTTGTTATCTCAGCGACAGCGGCATTGACTGCTTTTGTTGCTGCCTCGGCAAATGCGAGTGATGAACAGGGGAAACTAGCGGACGAAATAGGCGTCTCTGTTGAAGAGATCGACGCGCTAGAATTTGCTTTAAAACGAAGTGGTGGTACCGCGCAAGGAATGGCCGACGCGCTTCGTCAACTCTCGGTTAGAGCAGCGGAAACTGCCCGAGGTGTGGGAGAAGGGATAGAAGCGTTTGGCCTCCTAGGTATCTCGGTATCAGATACCCAGGGGGATGTGAAGTCCACAAGCGATTTGCTGCTTGAGATTAGCGACAGGTTTAAGAACTTAAGCCAGAGCAGACAGATAGAATTAGCTGATAAACTAGGTATTCGCGGAGCGTTGCGCCTTTTGCAACAGACCCCCGCAGGTATCCAAAAGCTCATACAAGAAGCTAAAGCCCTCGGCGTCACAACTAGAGAAGACGCAGTTATATCAGCCGAGTTTAACGACTCGTTGACTGATTTCTGGCAGATCACTAAAGAGATATCTAGGGTATTAACTCGATCTCTAGCCCCTGCGCTCACGAAGTCTAACAAAGTCATAGAGGATTGGTGGAAGCGTAATAAAGCGGTTATCGAGCTTAACATACCTAAATATGTTGATATGGCTACAAAAGCTTTCAATGCATTAGCTATAGCGGCAGCTGGCTTTATAACTTATCAAGCTTTAAATCTTTTGATTTCGATTGCTACGGCAGTCCGAGGGGTCGCGGTAGCTGCATTTTTAGCGGATGGTGCTTTCGCTCTATTGCCCTTTGCCTTAGCCGCGCTGGGTCTTGCTTTTGTAGCCGCTACAGAAGATGCGCACGGATTCTTCAAAGGTCAGCAGTCAATATTTGGAGACTTAGAAAAGAAATACCCCGAATATAAGCGGACTATCGATGACATCGCGGCCGTCTTTGATACGATGGCTACGTTAACGCTAATGATTTTTAAAGGTTGGGGTGAGATATTCAACCTCTTTAGGTCTAATGAGGGTACCGTTGAGAAAGCTACCCCTGGTTCTGCGCAAGCTCAAGAGCCTTTAACCGTGACGGGAGGCCTTGCGGCCATAGGTCGGGGGGTTCGTAGTGTAGGCGAGTTCGGGGGCAATGTTCTTGGGTTCCTAGGTGACGTAACGGGGATTTCTCCTCTAGAGACCAGATCCCCCAATATAGTAGCCCCGACGGGGGGTAATAAAACTTCGAATGTGAATGTTGACACTGTTAATGTTAATGTCAATGCCGCATCAGGAGACCCTAAAGAGATTGCAACTCAAGTTTCAAACATATTCACCCAAACGACTAATGATTTAAAAACGGCGGTGGATCAATAATGGCTTTCGAGAATCTATTCATACGTAAAAAGAATGATTTTAATGGGGTTAAGCTGGATGCGGTTATCCGTGAAGACTTCGCAGAGACTTTGGAGCTTACTAAGAATCCTATAGAGAATGGGGTTAATGTAGCCGATCATGTGATTTACCAACCTCGAAAATATACCCTAGTCGGGTTGGTGACGGACACGCCGCTAGGCTTTGCAGCTTTTGGGGAGTTGCGGGATACTGTTACGGGTCTTTTTAGTGCTAGCACATCATCACACGACACAAGAAGTACAACAGCTTATAAAGACCTAGTAGCTCTTAAAGATGCTGCGGAGCCTTTGAAAATTCAGACGGGGCTAGGCGAGTATAAAAACATGGTTATCACTTCGATAACCACAAGCAAAGATAAAGCCTCTTTTAGATCCGTCCCGTTACAGATGACCCTGGAAGAAGCGATAATTACAGAATCACAGGTTGTCCAAGTCCCTACGAAGTTTTTAAGCTCAACCGGAGGTATTAAAGACAAGGCTTCTAAAGCGATAGATGCGGGTCGAAAAGCAGTTACAGCCCCTATCGAGTCAGCGGAAAAGACCATCACGAAGACTGTAGCAGATTGGGTTGGGGGGCTTTTCTAAAAAATGATCGAGATACCTTTAACAAATGACCCCGCGCAAACATTCACAATAGCTATAGAAGATGTGATTTATAGCCTTCGAGTTTCTTTTAATACGAGAGCTGGGTACTGGACGGCGGACTTTTCAACTTCGGGAACCCCCTTAATCATGGGGGTACCGCTTCTGGGGGGCGTCGACATCGTCCAGCAGTACAACATCCCCTTAACTAATATGTTTGTTGTAAATACGGCACAGCCGACTCAAGATGCAACCGTTGATAATCTAGGGGATATAGTAAAGCTAGTGCTATTAACTGATGAAGAGCTAACGTTCGAGCCTGAAGATGAGCAGACAGTATAAACGCAAATATGAGCTTACAATGATCACTACCGAGGGTCAGTCAAAGACCATTGACAACTTGCGCATACAGTTTGAAGTGACTAAAAGCCTCATCAGCACCCCAAATTTAGCAAAGATTACACTTTTTAATGCGAATCAAGACACCCTCGCGCTACTACAAGCTAAGTATACCCAACTAATATTAAATGCGGGTTATGAAGCGTCGGTAGGCTTAATCTTTAAGGGAGAGATCCGCAACGTTTTTCAGGCTCGCCAAGGCATCGACATGACAACCATTATTTATGCTGGCGACGGCCAAAAAGCTTGGGATAATTCAATTTTTAACAAGACCTTCTCCGAAAATGTAGAAGCTCAAAAGATCGTCCAAGAGGTTGCACAGTCTTTCAAAGAGATTGTTGTGGGTACTCTCGAAGGTATCCCGAACATTAAAGATAAGCTTCGTGGCACGACACTATCCGGGGCGTCTAAAGACATCATGGATGTACTAGCTAGAGAGTACGGTTTTTCTTGGAGTATACAAGATGGGGCTTTAGTCACTTCGAGCCAGGATCAGCCCTTGTCAACTACTGAAGCAGTGGTAATTGAGGGTGCTACTGGAATGCTTGGGATACCTACAGTGACCGAGACAGGGGCTAAAGTGACAACGTTACTGAACCCTAAGCTATTACCCCATGCCCCTTTTGAGATACAGGCAACCTCCGCGCAAATCGGGCTTAAGAATTTAGCTTTCCGGGATCCCTCAACTGTGAGAACTTCCGCAAACGGCTTTTATAAGACTGTTGAAGTCGTATTTTCTGGAGATACCCGGGGAAACAATTGGCAGTCAACAGCTACAGGGTGGACTTTGTAATGTCAGATGTCATTGACCTAACAACTTCAATAGCTACTTTAGCTTCTGCGATACAAACGGGGATCGATAGCAGCTTAAAAGAAGTACACACCCAAATGCCAGGGATCGTTGAAACTTTTAACGCGGAGTTACAAACCGCTAAGATCCAACCCGCTATTAAGCGCGTTTTCAGAACTGGGGATGGAGAAGCGGAGTTTTTAACCCCGACAGCCTTGCCGCCCTTGATTAATGTCCCGATCATATACCCACGAGGCGGGGGCTTTAGCTTAACTTTCCCTGTCAAACCTGGGGATGAGTGCCTGATAGAATTTTGTGAGAGGGCTATAGACGGCTGGCATGAGTATGGGAAAGTCCAAGAGCCTACAAGTCGGAGATTCCATGCCTATGCGGATGCTGTGGCCTTCGTTGGCTTATCCTCGAAACCAAATAAAACTCCAAATTATAGCCCAGATAGTGTACAATTAAAGCATGACAATGGTGACGTTACGTTATCACTAAATCCTGATGGCACTTGCGATATTACGGCAGATAACGGGATCACAGCGACGAGCAGCACCGGTGATATCTCAGTAACTGCGGATCAAGGAAACATAAGCGCGACAGCTACAGCAGGAAACATTGCGGTAGAAGCTACAGCGGGTCAAATCGATGTCACTGCCGGAACTTTGATAAATGAAACCGCACCGACTATTAATCTAAATGGGAATGTTAACATATCAGGGCTGTGTACGATGTCCGGTGGGTTTATAGCTTCTGGCGGCTCTGGCGGACAAATGAACGGCGACTTGCATACAAACGGAGCCTTGACAAACAACGGGGTTAACGTGGGATCCACACATTCACATAATCAAGCTAATGATTCAGCCGGTAATTCAGAACAACCCGTCGGAGCACCATTTTGATATCTAGAGCACTTAACAGCCATAATGATATAT